GGCTGAGTAAACCCACCCAAACTACCTAAAGCATCATAACCTCTTAAGGTTATAGGATAGGGAGTTGATGTAACTGCTTCTTGAAATTGATCTACTAATAACCACCCTTGCCAATATGTTTGATAATTATTACTAGAATCTTTATAAGATATTTTTATTTTATATTCTCTCTCATCTGCAATATAAAAATCATCATAATTTGTTGTATCTGTAACAAAAAGATTTATTTGACAAGTTGAACCAATTATTGGATCATAAAAATTATCATCTTGATCCCAGCTAATTTGTACTGGATCATTAGTGCCAATTAAATCATATACAGTTCCAGTATAGCCATCTTTTAAGATTTCTATTTTTTTACCATTTTCTAAGTCATCAGAAAATTCTAATCTAAATTTAACTCCGTATGCCATTATTTAATTCTGTTTCTGTTTCTGTCTGCTCTTTGTAATGCAACAACTAGATCTTGCCCTTTAAGTGCAAATTGACCACTTACTTGGACATTAGATGAGCCACCTCTATCACCTATTAATGATTTTAATTTATCTAAGGGAGCAATAACCTCTGGATTGCTTCTTGCACCAGGATATTCGCCCATTAATCCCATAGTTGGACCAGATACAATACCACCATTAGCAAATTCACCAATACCACTTAATTTACCAAACATCTTTTTAAATCCACCAGCACCCTTTTCAATACCACCAATGCCCAAACCACCTAATATTGTAGATAATACAAATGCCGCTATTGCCGCCGCTACTAATTTTTTAATAAGTGCCATTAAACCTTTTATTAAAGATTTAAAAAAGTTTTCACCCTCTAACATTGATTCAAATGCACCCATAAAAGCATTGCTAATTTCCTCACCGACCATGTTTGATGTTAATGCTAATCCTAAAAATTTGTCTTTAATTACATCTGATTCATTACCTAAGTTTTTCATGTGGTAACTAAGAGTTGCAACCCAAGATGGTAAAGCACCACCAGATTCATCACCACCACCAGATTCACCACCACCGCCAGATCCACCACCACCAATACCAATATCACTCAAAAAACTTGTAAATTTATTTTTTAAACTTGATCCAGCATTACTTAAAGCTGTGTTTAAACCATCAACTGTTTTATGTTCTAATTCTTTACCAATAAAATCTTCATATCCCTCTGTAAAAGCATTACCAATTTCCTCAGCACCATCTTTTGCAATTTGTTCACCTTTATTAAAACCACCTTTTAAAATCGTTAAAAAACTTCCATTAATACCCTTGTCTGAAAATTCTTTAATTAGTTTCCACATGGTAACAAATAAATTACTAAACTCTAAAACTAATGTTTTAGCTCCTATAAAAACTGATTTAAAAACAGAACCTAGATAAAATACTGTCTTTCTTAAATTTTCAGATGAATTATATAAGTCAATAAATCTATTATATAAACCAACTAAAACTGGAGCAACTTCACCCCAATTTGTAGCTATTATATAAGCAATACCAGCAATAGCCGCCGCAAATATACCAATGGGTGATAATAAAGCTCCAACAACAGTTGTTAGTGTGCCAAACAAACTTAATAATGTTGGCAATGCTATAATTAAAGCTCCAGCACCTAAAATTAATTGTTTAGTTGTACTGTCTAAATTTGTAAATGCTGTAAAAAATCTAGTAACTGCACCAGTTATATTTTGTATTGCTGGCAATAAGCCAGTTAATAAAACAGCTCCCATTTGTGCAAAAGATTCTCTAGCTCCATTAAGTGCTTTTTTTAATTTAAATGAAGCACTTTTTGATGTTGCATCAAATGCTTTTTTAGTTGCTCCTTGTGCAATACCTAATTTATCAAATATCATTGTAGTTGTTTCAGCTGATTTACCAGTTAAATCTAAAACACCTTTTAATGCTCTAATATTTGGAAACACTTGAGCCGCCGCATCACTATTTTTATCAAACTCTGTTTTTAAAGTTTCTAAAACTGATAATAAACCCTCCTCTTTTATTTGTTTTTTCAATCCAGCACTAGATAATCCCATTGATCTCAATGCATCTTCTGCTTGATTTGTAGGTTTTAATAAACCAGCTAGAATACTATTTAATTGTGTTGCACCATTTGCCGCATTAGTTCCAGTTCTTGACATTGCCGCTAATGTTGCACCAACCTCATCAAAGCTAACACCTAGATTAGATGCTATTGGTAAAACACCACCCATTGCACCAGCCAACTCCTCACTGCTTAATTTACCCTCTCTAACTGCCGCTGTTAATACATCTGTTGCATCTTCGGCACTTAGATTAGCTGATCCGTATGCATTCATTGCAGAGGTCGCTAAATCAGCTATTTGTGCAACATCACCTAAACCAGATGCACTAGCTTTTGATGCTTGTTCTAAAACAGATATTGCATCAGCACCCTCTAAACCAGCAGATGCAATAAAAAACATTGCTTCACTTGTTTTGGCTGATGATATGCCAGTTTCAGTTGCCATTCTTTTAGATGCATCAGCAAAACTATCTAACTCTTTTCCAGTTCGCCCAACTAATGCTTCAATTTTTGTAATGTTTTTATCAAAATCTGATGCCATCTTTATAGCCGCACCACCAGCAATAGCCAATGGCAAACTAAATTTTTGCATACTAGCTCCAACCGACTTCATTTTATTGCCGAATTGTTTTAGTTTTCCAGATGCTTGTTTAAACCCAGTTAGCTGTAAATCTAATCTTAACTTTGCCATGAATTAATTTTTATCAAAAATACAAAAAAAATAAGCCACCTATTTTGGTAGCTTAGATTTTGCAACTTTATTTTTAAATCTTAAAAACTTCTCTTTTGTTGACTTGGGTTTTCCTTTGCCTAAATATATATCTTGTGGTAATGGAAACAATTTATCTGGTGTGATCATTTGCCCTTGTTTATTACAATTAACGTTGTAAATCATGGTTGCTATATACCTAGATCTTTCCCACTTGGCATTATTGTCAATCATATATGCTTCACCTAATAAGTGATTTTCTTTCCAAGTGTTTTTCCAAAAAGAATCTGGATTTATGCCAACTTGACCAATGTAAAAATCTAAAAGAGAATCCCAATCAAGCTGGCTGTTTACTTTCCCTGTTTTGTAGGTTTTGTAGTTTTTTTAATGTTTCTAGCAATACCCATATTCAAATCATTTCCTAATATTCTAGATTGCATCATTGCTTCAATAACTAAATTTAATTTTTCAGCATCAAAATCTTCTAGCCACATTCCAACTTTAAATTCATTATAGTCAACTATATTACCTTGTTCTTGATCATGTGCTAATAAACCAGAATAACCAAACCTATAATTGCTTTTATAGATATACCAACAATAAAAGCATCACCGATTTTGTCTAATGGTACTTGTAAAAATTCAGTAAAGTTGCTCCAGAAATTCATTGAAAAATGCATTGTTCTCATTTTCCCACCTAGTTTTAAGGTATAGTAACCTCGTTTCTTGTTTGCCATAATAATATATTTATAGGGGTATAGTTTCCTTAAGTTATACCCCTTTTATTTTATTTAGAATTTACTAAATTATGCTTTAGAAATTGCACCATTTATAGTAATTGATCCACTATATGTTGCTGGTGATTCCATTTCTGCACTCATCTCAACAGAGCTTAAGAATCCAGATCCAGAATATACAGCATCACCAGTTTCAGCAGTTCCAAAACTCCATGATACAGCTCTACGAGCAATAAGAATGTCTGCAAAATCTACTGGGTTTGCATCATCATCATAAGCAATCAATCCCTCAAAAGAGATTTCACCACTTTTAACACCAGCAATAACTTCTTGAAATCCGTTACTATCTTTTGTAGTTGCCTCTGGCAAATCATTAGAAAGTGAAAGTGAACAAGATGTTGAATGTCCGATGATAGTAGATGTTGCTATTGATGTGCCATCAGTTAATTTTAGTAAAAGGTCAGTTCCGTTAAATACGCCTGTTGTAGCCATTTATATGTTTTTTAAATTATTAATCTTTTACAAATATACAAATAAAAAAATTATACATCTTCCCAGTTTGTGGCAATATCTTCCCACTTAGCAAATACATTATCCCATGTTAAACCTACACTTGGATCAGTTATTGAAAAAACACCAGTTAAATTAATTTCTAAGTTAAAACTTGTTGCATTTTCAAATTGTGCTGTTTCATCAACTGAGCTTATAAACCCCTCACCTCTAACAATTAATTTAGGATTTACAGCATCTTTAAAATAGAATGTTGCTTTTTGTTTTGTTATAACCATGTCGGCTAATTGCTCAAAACTTAAAGCATCTGAATAATCAGTTAAACACTCACAATTTAAAGTACCAGATCTCACGCCTGGTATAACCTCTTTCCAACCTAAACTATCTTTGCTAGTTGATTCTGGTAAATCTAAATTTAAATTAAAATCGGTGCTTTTAGAATGCCCTATAACTGTTGTATCTTTTAACAACAAAAAGCTAGTGGCATTTATAACAGCCATAATTTATTCTTGTTCTGGTATAATTTCGTATTCGCCAGATTCTAAATTAACTGAGATTTTTCCGTACTTTTCCTCAAGTTCTTTTTTAAGATCGTTTTGCTCATCTTCTATTTTTTTTAATTCACCTAGTAAAGATTCCTTTGACTTTTCTAAGTTAATTTTTTGAATAGAAATTGCACCCATATTAGATACAACTTGATTAATTTTTCCTTGATTTTCTTGTAAATCTTTTAATTCTTTTTCCTCTAGTTTGCTCATTTTTATTTATTTAATTAAATACAAATTTAGTTAATTATTTTAACAATTACCAACAGCTAAAATTGATCCATTACTGCCGACTTGTATGTATTTACCGCTAGCAGTTGGAAAATTATCATTTGAATAAATAGCATAGTAACCAGCTGGAACTACTGTTGTTCCACTAATAGTTGTATAAGCAGTATATTGACCGCCACCAGCATCTGGTACTAAATTATTTACATCTGTATGAAAATAAGCTGATCCGCTAGGTATTGCAAAGGCACAAGCATTATTGCTTGATGTTGCACTATACACATATTGAAATGCTGTTCTAGTTACATTTTGATTATAAGAACTAAACTCTGCAAAGCTCAAAGGATTTTCGCCATCTGGTCGGTTTTCAATAGGATTTAAAGTGTTCACAGCTGGATAGCTACGACCAGAGCCACTTGTATTACCACCAGATAATCTTTGTATATCTGACATATATATTGGTGGTGCTATATAAAAGTTTGATGTATA